TCTCAGGTTTGCAATTTTGGACATTTATAAATGTCCAATTTCAAAAACCTGTGAAAACTTTTATGGAATATTCGATTTTTCAAATTTAAATAATAATTAATCAAATATTTTGTTTGATTTATTTATTTTGCAAATTAAATTGTATTATTTATATTGTTATGGTATATGCTGTAAAATCCGCGTGCAACTTTTTATTGCTAATTATTGCTAAAATGAGTTATGCTAACAAAATTATTTAGCATATTTTTTATTTGGTATGAAGTATGATAAGAGGGTTTAAGTAAAATATTCCGTGCAACTTTTTGCAACTTTTTTATTGCTAATTTAAGCAATGGAAAAGTTGCGCGAGATTTTTTTAAGAAAAATCCAAAAAAGTTATCATAACAATTATTTTTGTGGCATTTTTATTTTTTAGACCATTATCATAACATTTCTTAAAAACGCAAGTATTTTTCAAGACTTTTTCCAGGTTTGCATTTTTGGACATTTATAAATGTCCAATTTCGAAAACCTGTGAAAACTTTTATGGAATATTCGATTTTTCAAATTTAAATAATAATTAATCAAATGTTTGAATTGAGTTAACTATTGTTCAAAATAATTCATATTTATTTATTTGTTATATTGTTACGGTATATGCTGTAAAACCCGCGTGCAACTTTTTATTGCTAATTATTGCTAAAATGAGTTATGCTAACAAAATTATTTAGCATATTTTTTATTTGGTATGAAATATGATAATAGTATTTTAGTAAAATATTCCGTGCAACTTTTTGCAACTTTTTTATTGCTAATTTAAGCAATGGAAAAGTTGCGCGAGATTTTTGTATAAAAAAATAAAAAAGTTATCATAACAATTATTTTTGTGGTATTTTAATTTTTTAGAGCATTATCATCGCGTTTCTTAAAAATGCAAGTATTTTTCAAGACTTTTTCCAGGTTTGCAATTTTGGACATTTATAAATGTCCAATTTCAAAAACCTGTGAAAACTTTTATGGAATATTCGATTTTTCGATTCTTCAAATTTAAATAATAATTAATCAATATGTAAAATAATAATGAGAATACTAGTATTGTATTTTGTCTACAAATTTGTTAGAATTAATGATGTTAGTTATATACATTGCCAATGTTATTTAATAAGTAAATAATTAGTTAATATAATAATATTATTATATGGTGTAAAACAATTTAAATGTAATATGGATTACTATATATCAAATGGTTAATCATTTATATAACGAGTCCGAATTACAAAATTTTAGTAAATTAATTTTATGCATTGAAGAACATGATGATACTAATACACGCATTTCAGTTGATTCTCGTTTATTTATTAGTTGGGATTGTGCAACTAGTAAATTTTATGTTAGAGGAAGACGGCAAGATACAACAGTTGGTTCAAACCATGTCCCATATACTTTTTCTTTTAATAATATAAATGAATTGTATGTATTTATTGAGTTTGTTATGGGTAATAATGAACATGGACATTTAAATACAAACAGTACAACAAATATGATTCTTTATAATTACAATAATATGTCTTTAATGGATAATGAAACCTTAACATATGAATTTTTTCAAAACAACTTAGATCCAGATTATGAAATTACAGGGTATAATAATATACAAATAACAAAAAGTATTATTAAAAAATTATTAAAACTATTGAAAAATACAAATACAAATACAACTGAATATAACTTTAGTTATTTATTTTAATCGAATACATAAATTTTTTAAGCATAAATATAATACACAATATCGTATGTAGATTTATCGTATTTAATCTGAGATGTATAAATAATATTGTTAAAATTACATATTTGTCTAATAATTGTAATAAACGAATTATATGTTAGTTTTTTATCTAAATATTTTAGTTTAGATAAATGATAAAATGGCTTACACTCATTAATAAAAATTATAATTGTATCATTAAATACACCTTTTTTATAACTATTTAGATTAAGAACATAGTAATTAGTGGTTTTAATTGATATGTCGTCTAATAATGTAACCAGTAAATTAGTAGGAATATTGTTTTTAAATATTTGCGACACCATGTTATATATAATAACAAGTTATTTTAATATAACAATAATAATTAATAGTGTAAATCAACAACAAATTATTTTGTAAGAATAGATAAAAAATTGTTGGAAAAAAGCGCTAATTCAATCTCGTCTTCGTGTATATTATGAAAAATGGTAATGTATTTGCATATTAAAGGAATTACATTATATTTTTGTATTTCAGAAAGGGTGTTGGTAATCTTTACAAATAAAAAATAATTATCTAAAATATCCATAACAGAATAACCATTATCATAAATATTATATAATAATTTTATAGCATCGGAAAGATTCCCATTTTTAAGAAGATTAGTATATTCTTCAAATATTAAAAAACTAATGTTAGTACATATTTTTGTAGCAAGACTCAAATCAATCAGTTGATTAAGTAGTTTAATTTTTTCTAAATAATTCATAAGAATTTTAGCATTGTTATTGCAAACATTCAATATAAACTGCTGAGCTTCATCTAAAATATTAAAATTTTCCAATTCAATAATTTTTTGCATAATTGTGTTAAGATTATGTTTTTGTAAGGGATTAATTTTAATTATAATAAATCTGGATTGAAGCGATTCAATTACTTTTTGAGAATTACTACATGATGAAATAAAATGAACGTTGTGGCTGTATTTATCAATGCAATTTCTAAACACTTGTTGGCTTTGTTCATTAATAATGTCAATATCATCCAACACAATAATTTTTTTTTTAGTTTTTATTGAAGAACAAGTTTGACAAAACGTTTTAACATCATTGCGATAATAATTAATCCCTTGTTCTTTAAGAGAATTAATATGTAAAATGTTATCTTGATATTGTTGATATGTAAACCCCTTATAATATTCTTTAATTGATGCATTTAAAAATGTAGTTTTTCCAGAACCAATATCGCCGATAAATAGGATATTAAGATTGTTCATAATTATTAAAGAATTTAAAAGGTCTATTATTTCATCATTTGTTTCAAAATCTTTGAAATACAATGGTTGATATTTATTTAAAAAAAGTGGTTGTTCCATATTAGAATAAATATATACGTTAATAAGTATTTAAGTTTATCTTAAATAATAATATTATAAAAATGAGTGAAGGTTTTTATAATATCTTAGAAATTCCAGAAACGGCAAGCTTGGATGATATTAAAAAGTCGTATAGACGTTTGTCAATGATTAATCATCCAGATAAAAATAAAAACAACCCGGATGCTACAGCAAAATTTCAAAAAATATCTGAAGCATATGAAACATTAGGAGACCCAGAAAAGAAGAGCGAATACGATGCTTCTCGAAACAATCCGTTTTTTAGAATGATGGGACAACATTCGGGACAAAATATGGAAGAATTATTTGGCAGTTTATTTGGTATGCCATTCGGACAAGGCCCCTCGTTCGGACAAGGGCACCCTCAAACCAGTATGCCGTTTGGTTCAAATATTAGAATATTTCATAACGGTGTTCCAGTAAACGCCCAAGGATTCGTTCAAGGAATGCAGAAGCCAACACCAATAATTAAAACCATATCGGTTTCAATTGACAAAATATTAACAGGAACTACAATACCAATTGATATTGAAAGATGGATAATTCAAGATGGTAATAAGGTCTTTGAAAACGAAACTGTTTATGTAATAGTTCCAAAGGGAATAGATGAGGGTGAAATAATTGTATTAAGAGAAAAGGGTAATATTATGAGAGACGATTGTAAAGGAGATATAAAGATATTTATTAAAATAGAAAATGATACAGAATTTAAAAGAAGTGGCCTAGACTTGCTTTTAGAAAAAACAATAACTATTAAGGAAGCATTGTGTGGGTTCGATTTTGAATTAAAATATATTACTGGTAAAACATATACAATAACAAATCATTTAGGAAATATTATAAGTCATGGCTATAGGAAAATAATTCCTAACATGGGATTTTCACGAGAGCAACATACTGGAAATTTAATAATAATATTTGATGTAAAGTTCCCAGAAAAACTAACAGAAGAAGTGATCGAACAACTCAAGAAAATATCATTTTAGATAAACATGATTTAAAGACATAATCTTAATTAACATATGTTAAATAATATTATTTGTGAGTATATTTGGATTGGAGGATATTATGAATTAAGGTCAAAAACTAGACTAATTAAAGTTCCTTTAAATGTCGGAGTTTTAGACGCGGGATTTATTCCAGAATTGAGTTCAATTCCCGAATGGAATTACGACGCATCGTCTACCGGACAGTTATCGAGTGATGGAAATACAAAAAAAATTTTAAAACCGGTTGCTTGTTTTATTGATCCATTAAGACATATTCATAATCGTATATGCATATTAGTATTATGCGATACATATAATGTCAATGGATCCCCGCTAAAAACAAATCATAGATGTAAAGCGTCCGAAATATTTAAACAAAACCAAGAAGAAGAACCGTGGTTTGGATTAGAACAAGAATATTTTATAGTTCTAAATAATGAAGAATTGTTTAAGCCATATAATTCATTATCACATTATTGTGGAACAGTTGATAATAGGATTGAGCGTTTAATTGCCGAACAACATTTAGATGTGTGTTTAAATGCCAATTTAAATATTTCGGGTATAAACGCAGAAGTATCCGAGGGTCAATGGGAATTTCAAATAGGGCCAAGTATAGGCATAGACGCAGGAGACCATTTAATTGTAGCAAGATATTTATTAGAAAGAATTGCCGAAAAAAATAATGCGAGGATTTGCTATCACCCTAAGCCATCAATCGACGTAAATGGGTCAGGATGCCATACAAATTTTAGCACAAAAACGATGCGTGAAGAAAATGGTGTTGAAGAATTAATGAATTGTATGAAAAAATTAGAGACAAATCATAAAGTTCATTTAGAAGTTTATGGTTTAGACAATGAAAAACGTTTAACAGGCTACAATGAAACTGCAAGTTATACAAAATTTAGTTGGGGGATTGGGACAAGAAATACATCAGTAAGAATACCAAATCAAGTATTAAAAGATAAATGTGGATATTTTGAGGATAGAAGACCGGCTTCAAATATGGACCCATATCAAGTAACGTTATTAGTATTTTCTACGTGTTGTTTACAAACATAAATTATAAATTATAAATTATAAATTATAAATTATAAATTATAAATTATAAATTATAAATTATAAATTATAAATTATTAAATAAATTATAATTTATAAATTATAAATTATTTAATATTTGTTTATTTAAGAAATTTTTCTAGTTGGAATGTCACTTGAAACAATATAAATTGAGTTTTCAGTAATGATAATGTATTCAGTGCCCGATTTATAGAACTTGCTAATGGGAGAGGTATACTCTTCAGCAGACTTTACTAGTAATTTTTCTCCTGATTCTTTAACTCCGATAAGAGATTTCTTTTCAAGAGAAACAGTCCAATAATCAAACATAATAGGTTTATCCTCAACAATAGATAATTTAGCAGCGTGTTGAAATGTAAGTCCTGTAGGGAGACGATAAGTAGAGTTATTAGTAGTAACAGTGGGTTCTTGAGGAGGGGTTGTTGTAAGTTGAGACGCCGACGATGGAGCGCTTCCAGGTTTTTGTTCAAACGAAGACATTTATAACTAAATTAAATTTTAAGTCTTTAAATACTAATATTCAAAAAGTATTTTAATATAAATATATAAAAAATAAATATATAAAAAATAAATAATTATATTAAATGAAAAACGGTAAAAATACACATTCATTAAACGACGATGTTAAATATATTTTATATAATGTAGCAAATTATAAATTTAAAATAGTTAATGATGTTCAAGACATTTTAGGAACAGTTGTTAGTGTAATTTTAGAATATATGCAACTTATTTCAGAAAAAATAACAATGAAGAATAAACGAAATTATAAATTTATATTTGAAAGAGGATTAGAAACATTATTGCATGTGTTTTCTGTTATATTTTATTATACTAAAAATTTAGAACTAACATTATACCATACCCAAAAATCATATTATTATTATATTGAATTTATCGAACAAATATCTGATGATAATGTAACCTTTTTACACTTAAATTCAAAAGATGCTGTGCTTTTTGTTTACAAAAAAACGATTTTCCAGTTAAACAATGATTATAAAAAACAAATCACTGAGCCGAATAATGATTCCAAACAAATATTAACGAGTGTTGATAAATACACCCAAATATATAAACGCATTGTTAAATTTATAATAAATCATAATGATTTTAATTATGATACAAAAATAAACTATATATTTGTTAGTTGTGATGCCATATCAAATTTAAGTAAAACTCTTAATAATACTAAGATTATAAAAATGTATATAGATTATATATATTTATTTACTAATTTAATAGCTGATAAAAATATAGATATAAGGATTTTTTTTAATTTAATTGAAGAATTTACAAAAAGAATACATAATAGTAAAAAAAAGATTGTTGATACTGTTATGAAACAAAAAATTAATGAATTAGAAATAAATAATTTTATTTCAAATAATGAATCAAATAAAATGGTAGAGTATATA